AAATATGCCAACCCAGCCACATTACCTGGGGGAACAGGTTTAGCAGCTGCATTTAATCCTTCTGGAAATGCAGTCGCAATTGGCAGTCTCAACTCTCCATATGTTCAAGCATATCCATGGTCTGCTGGTTTCGGTACTAAATACACAAACCCGGCAACCTTGCCCACAGGCGCAGGTAGAGGTGTTAAGTGGAATGCTCTTGGAGATAGCATAGCTGTGGCACACAGCACCACTCCATTTGTAACCGCTTATCCTTGGTCATCTGGTTTTGGAACGAAGTACACTAATCCTGCAACCTTGCCAACAGGAACAGGCAACAATGTTGCATTTATTTAATAACTACTAACAAGGGAAACATAATGGCTGAAAACATCGAATTGACACCAATTGAAGCGCGAAAGTTGGAAGTAGATGCATATACTCAAAACGTCACAAACTATGAGGCTTTGCTTGCTAATTTAGATGGCGATTGGGACGCTGACTTAATTCATCTAAAGAATGTAGAAACACAAGAAGCTGCACGTCAATGCCCTATGGATCGTCTAGAGCGCCTAGCGGTATTACAGCAATATGACCAAGTAACTAACCTTCTCAAGACTGAAATTGTAGAACGCGCTAAGGCAACTGCCATTCTTGAAATGCTCTCAAACCAAAAGTAATCAATGAAACCAAGACTCAGCAAATCAGCCATTCAATTAAGGGAACAGATCGATGATGCCTTCCCAGATAGAGATCGGACTGCGGATGGATGGATCGGCGATGCACGACATTCTGCGCGCAAGTCAGATCATAATCCTGATGAGCAAGGCTGGGTACGTGCCATCGACATCGATCGTGACTTATCCGGAAAACCAAAGCCCGATATCATGCCAGACCTTGCTGATCAGATTCGACTCTATGGCAAGTCTCATCCTAAACGAATTGCTTATGTCATATTCAATGGCAAAATCGCATCGAGCAAAAGAGCCTGGAAGTGGCGTGTTTACGACGGCATCAATCCGCACAATAAGCACGTCCATGTTTCATTTCAAAAAGCAGCTGACGAAGCTTCTGACTTCTTTCAAATCCCACTACTAGGAGGCAAACTATGAACATGAAGAATCCTTACATGCTAACTGCTGGGGCATTTTTAGCAGCTTGGGCAGGATCTAACTTCTCACTCGATTACAAGGCAATTATGTTTGCCATTCTCTCAGGCGTATTTGGATATGCCACTCCTAAGAAAAAGTGAGTGCAAATGATTGGGCAGGGTTCATCCTTGCCATTGTCTCGACGCTTGCTGTATTTGTTGGCGGTTTGCGTTATTTGGTTCGCGGTTGGTTGTGGACTCTTACGCCGAATGGTGGATCATCTCTCGCAGACCGATTGGCAAGAATAGAGACACGCCAAGAACAGATGATGGAACTTCTAAAGAAGTAAGGGACACTTATCCACATGGCAAGAAAACCGACTAGAGCGTTAGAAGAACAAGGATATTCAAAACTTGATGCTTACTGCATCGGGTTGCATGAGTATTACAAATCTTTGCGTAAGGCTGGTTTCAGCGAGGGCATCACTTTATTCATGATCACAGATGTTGAATCGTATCCAGGTTGGATATTGCCTGACCCTATTTTGCCAGAGAAGTTTGGCGACTACGAAGATGAGGATGACGATTAAGCGCATTGTCATAGTTTCGGACTTACAAGTCCCATATCATGACAGGGTTGCAACCCGTAACCTTGCAAGTTTTATCTCTAAGTTTAAGCCCGATCAAGTCGTAACTATTGGCGATGAGATTGATCTACCACAGATCAGTAAGTGGGAAGAAGGGCGAATGGGCAGTTATGCTCAAACGCTCGATGATGATCGAAACGAGGCTGTGCAGCTTCTCTGGGATTTAGACGTAACCGACTGCATTAGATCAAATCACACAGATCGCCTGTATAACATCATCATGGCAAAAGTCCCAGCCTTTGGCGCTTTGCCTGAATTACGCTTTGAGAAGTTTATGCGCTTTGATGAATTGGGCATTACATATCACAAGAACCCCATGCCTATTGCGCCTGGCTGGATTGCAGTTCATGGAGATCACACACCAATCAAGCCACAGGGGGGCTTATCAGCCCTTGAAGCAGCCCGTAGGCATGGCAAGAACGTCATTTCAGGACATACTCACAGAGCAGGGCGTTCAGCCTTCTCAGAGGCTTCTGGAGGGCGTATTGGGCGTGTGTTGCATGGTGTAGAGGTAGGCAACCTTATGGACTTTAAACAAGCTGCTTACACCAAGGGCGTGGCGAATTGGCAGCAAGCCTTTGCCATCATGTATGTGAACGGCAACAAAGTGCAAGTGGACATTATTAACATCGAGAAGGACGGCACATTTATTGTTGCTGGAAAGTCCTACGGCAGAGCCCGATAAATCGTTATCGTTTCGTTATCTAACCAATCCAAGATTTGTCCCGTGGATGTGCAACACTAATCCTGTAACCAACAATGGTTGCAGAATCGGGAGTAAGTAAATGAGTTTTGAAACCCCAATGATCGTGTTATTACTAGCTGCTAATGCCCTTTGGTACTTAGTCGGTTGGGCAAAAGGCTTTAATGAAGGCAAGCGTGAAGGATTGGTCGTTGCAAAGTCATTCCAGCGTGTGAGTGAAAATGCGCGCTAATGACATCCTTGACGAAGCCAAAGACCTCATCCAAGACCGAGGCAAAGATTACGGCTTGGCAGCTCTCAATCACCTTCGAATCTCCAAGTATTGGTCAGCCTATCTTGAACGTGACATCGAGCCTCACGAAGTCGCAATCTGTATGGCACTTGTCAAAATCGCACGCTTACAAGAGACAAGCCTCCACGCAGACAGTTACAAAGACGGCGCAGCATACATTGCGCTCGCTGGACAGATTGCATCAACTGATTGGAGTGACCTTGACAGTTATTAAATCTGCTCCTGGCATTTGGTGTGATTACTGCAAAGTCCGGTATGGGGTCAATAACGTACTCGGTCAAAAAGCAGCAAGTTATACAGTTGTGAGCAATCATCCCCGAAGTAATGGCGTACGCAGACATTATTGCAACGCATGCGCTATCGAAGTACAAACCTGGGCAGATGGATCGGTTTGGTCTTTGCCTGAACAAACAGACTACTTAATGGGACAGGATGAATTACCGAATGTTTAACCTAGCAGATTACGAGACAGTTGAAACCCGTCTAGAAAAGTTCATTAAGGACTTTCCGGACTTTAGAATAGCGACAGAATTGGAGTCATTTCAGAATGATAGATTCATTGTTAAAGCGTACTTATATCGAACTTTCGCAGATAGCGTGGCGTTTTCGACAGGATACGCTGAGGAGAAGGTTACTGATCGCGGTGTTAATTCAACTTCAGCGTTGGAAAATTGCGAGACTAGCGCGATCGGTCGGGCGCTTGCAAATGGAGGTTACGCAGCTAAAGGTAAGAGACCTTCTAGAGAAGAAATGAGCAAGGTCGAACGGCTATCAGCAAAGGACATTGCAAAGGCTAAAGAAGTGCCAAGTTTCAAAACCAAAGAGGAAGCAATTGCTGCTGATCCTTGGAGTAGTGAGCCAATCTACGGAGATCCTAAGCAACCTCAGGCAATTACGGTTGCAGAAGCGATGGACAACATTTCTCACATCCTTGGAGTTATTAACGAAGAAGAATGCGAGCATGGTGTAATGAAATGGAAAGAAGGCGAAAAGAATGGTCGCGCTTGGGGCGGATTCTTCTGTCCAGGTGGAAACGTAGCACCAGCACAAAACTGCCCTACTCGCTGGTACAACATGGCATCATCCGGCAAATGGGAGCGACAGAAATTAAGGAGCGTGTGATGGGATTTGTAGAAGTTAAGGTAAATGGTCAATGGATGAATCTTATGCATCTGACTTTAAGATGTCAGTTATGTAATGAGGAAGTGATTCTTGCCCATGTAGCAAAGATTGAGAATGCTGATGCACCAGTCAATGCCACATGGACATGCAAGAAGTGTCATTCAATTAATGGCTAACCATCGCAAACATCGAGGGTATCGGACTCAAAAGGTTATAGCCGAATACCTCAAACAATGGTGGGCTTATGCCGATACTGCCGGGGCTGGGAGACAGGGCGAGGACATACTCAACATCCCAACTCTCAGCATTGAAGTTAAGGCTAGAGCAGACTTTCAGCCCTTGGCTTGGATCAAACAAGCTGAGACAAATGCAGATGGTAAATTGCCAATGGTCATTATGCGATGTAATGGGCAAGGTGAGGATGCAGGTGAATACCTGGCATTTGTAAAGGTCAAAGACATCATGCCGATATTGGCTGATCTATTGCCAACAAGTGAAATAACAAGATGCACAAGCTGCGGGGCTTGGACATTCGAAGAAAGGAAGACTTGTCTATCATGCCAACATACGAATACAAATGCGTAACATGCCAGATATCCATGGAAATGGAAAGAAGTATTCACGAAGAAGCAGATCCAATCTGTTGCAACGAGTCTATGCGCCGCGTTTATGGCACCTTTGGCATAACCTTTAAGGGAAAAGGATGGGGTCATCAATGAAACGAAACACCGCTCTGACCTGCACTTATACAAATGGATTTGACACGTCCGGTACGCTTTGTGAGCAGAGCCCATCAGGGGCTCAGAGCGACCCGCTGATGCGGGTAGGTCGCTCGGTGCTACTTGCTATTGGGATATCTCTGTTTACACCTGCTTATGCCGATGCACCTGTACAGGCTAAAAGATTGACAATAAAAGAATATGCAGCTGTATTAGTAGATGATAAAGAACAGATGAGTTGTTTGAGTAAACTCTATGGAAAAGAATCAGCATGGAATTACAAGGCTAACTCAGGATCTCATTGGGGCATACCTCAAGGAAGATCAGAGTATCTAAGGACTGCATTACCTGAGCAACAGATACGATGGGGATTGAAGTACATCGATAACAGATATGGTTCACCATGTAAAGCATGGGAGTTCTTTCAAAGGAATAACTATCATTAAGAAGTCAGCATTAAGAGATGATGGTAGTACTGCGCTATGGCGTAGGATAAGGCAACGAGTACTAACAAGAGATCAACATACTTGTCAACGTTGTGGACTCGAGGCTACTCATGTGGATCACATGATACCTAGACGACTAGGAGGAGATGATGGCATGGATAATCTGCAAGCGTTATGCAAGCAATGCAATCTATCTAAAGGGGGTGGGTTTTTTGAGAGCAACAGGACAC